TGACATAACGCCATCGCCGCGTGTCGCGCCTTCACTATTGCAGTGTATGTGTTTCTGGAGCGAAGAACGTGTAAAGGCGTGTCAAACTCCTTCGTCACGACCATCGCCACCATATTCATTGATGGCTTGTGCTTACGCCAACTGGTTAGCTGTCGATACTCAATGTCACGACTACATTTAACCGCTTGCTCAATTCCCTCTGCCATCCCTGGACTAATTCCAAGGTCTGTATAAACCACAGTCTTCTCAGCCTTGCGGCCCCACGCAAACCCCGCCACCATTCCTAGTTCACGCTCTAGCGGGAGATCATCATCAAGGACGTTAGAAAATGCGTAGAGCATATGACTCGCGAAAGGAGCCTCACCTTTAAAAAGGCAATCCCGCATAGCCGCCACGCAATAGTCCTCATGGGTTGCAATCTCACCCGCATAAGGAGTTTCAAGAATAACTACCTTCATGTGTACGGACTCTCAAAGTCTAATCTGCCCATCACGCCATCAGCCCTCATCATTTGAATCTGCTTTAGGCTGGCTTTTAAATTCTGATAAATGTCTTCTAATTGAGGCTTTGAATACTTGCCGATAGGCTGGCTCAGTTCCGAAAGCCTGTCCGAAACGCCACGTCCTAACTTCTCATCAACCCAACGTCCAAACTCATGCGGCCTATCCGTAAGGTGACTGTGACAAACCGCACAGTGGGCCACCGCGTTGATTGGTTCCCAACGTAACCGCCGATATTTTCTTGATACGATATGACTACAGTGGAGCCGCTGGCGTTCCCCCTCTGGGACATAACAACCGCAACGCTCGCAAGTCCAATTAGACCTCTCTCTAACAAGCTGGCTGAATACGGTGTCTCGTTTACAGCGTTTCATGCGGCCTCAAAAAAATCCTCTGGAAGCCGCACTTTTTTCATCATCGCAATCACCGCAACTTTGTTGCGATACTTGTGCGGGATGCCTCTGCGCTTCCAGTTTGAAATATTCTGAGTCGCTAAACCGAAAAGGTTCGCCACGTTTGTGGTGCCGCCTAACGCTTCAATAATTTGTCTGTGTGTCATAAACAAGTGGTAACAAATTGTAACGCATTAATCAACAATAAATTTATGTTGACTTAAATAGCCGTGTAAATTACACAAAGTGTTACCTGCAAGGTTAAAATGCGGTTTTACAAACGTGCAGTAACGTCCAATGAATTTTATTAATAGTCGTTATAAGGTCGAAATGGCTGACAAGAAGTTTATGCTTGCGTTTGCAAAGCGGCTCACCGCTTGCCGCATCGCTGGCGGCTATGATAACGCCGCAGACCTTGCCGCTGCACTCAATATTCCACCGCATACATATAGAAGATACGAAAGAGCTGAAGTGCTGCCAGCTTATGACCGCCTTGATGAAATAGCCCGTTTAACCAAGGCCGATTTTCATTTTTTAGCCACTGGCAAAAATAACTAATCTTTTTATTTGACTTCTCACGTTACAATTTGTTACTGTCAGATCATTAGTGACAGATTGTTCCGGGAGAGAGCAAATGAGTATTCACGATCAAAGCAGCCTCAACGATTACATTGAGGCCGAACAATTAGCCAAAGAAGCCGAAGGGCTTATCCAAAGGCTAAATCACATTGCAAGTAAAATCGGTTATCAAACACAAGTTCTTACTGACGAAGTGGATTTGGAAGATGCCGAATGTTTTTTCACAATAGCACGAGACAACATTAAAGAGGCAATTTTGCTATGGGAAAGGGGTGAGGTATGACCCCCGATCTTTTTGAGTCAATTCCCGTTGCTGTTGGCAAAACCGACACTTCCGAAGCCGCCGCTGAACGAATATCGTTGGTGGCTGGAACCCTTAGACATGAGGTCTACACCGCCATTATGCACAGCGGTGAGCGCGGGATGACTACCAGCGAACTCGCCTCTGGCTTGAACAAACCTTACAGCGGCATTCAGCCCAGAACATCTGAACTTAGAAAGCATGGTTACATTTTTGATTTTGGTGAACGCCGACCGAATGCTTTTGGAAACAATGAAATCGTGTGGAGAGGTTAAATGACATATTTTAGAAATTACACAGCCGAACAGAAAGCCGCCGTTAAGCGTGAACTTTACAAAGCCAACCGATACACCGAACAAGTTTCGCAAGGCAAAAAGTCAAAAGAAAGTCTTTTGAAATTACATGAAGCCGCTTTTGAGTCAGCCAATCATCAAAATATTTATTTGACTGCCAAGCCTTATCAGCAAGCAACCGCTGCATATGAAATTGCAGATGAGTTAGCCTGATGGACAATCCGCATGAAGTTTTTGGTCCCGCTTATGACGCATGGTTAGTCACCCGTGCCTTGGACGATTTAAACAAATTCCAAGGGCCACTCCCAAAAGAGTGCATTGAAGGACTGCGTGAATCTCAACAGCTTCTTATGAAGATTTTGAACAAGGGAGAGAATAATGAGCCAGCTTGAAGAAGCGATTGCGGAGCTAACGCTTGCTCCAACAGTGAAAATTAAAGGGAAAAGCTACACTCAGGTCGCAACGCGGGTGGAGATATTCCGAAAGCACTTTGGTCACGAATACTCGTTAATGACCGAAGTCCTTCCCGCCCCCGACCCTTTTGTGCGAGTGATGGTTACGATTTCAAAAGACCAACACGTTATTGCCACGGGGCTTGCAGAAGAGAACCGCAACGCTGGTTCTGTAAATAAAACATCTGCGCTGGAGAATTGTGAGACTTCGGCAATCGGCAGAGCGTTGGCTAATTTCGGATTACATGGTGGTGAGTATGCTTCCGCTGGTGAGGTGGAAAATGCGATTGCGCAACGTGGTGACGTTCCGGGGATAACAGAAATCAAAGCTGAGTTAAATGAGTTCTATCGTGAAATGCACTCTTGTTCTGATGCCGACCAACTTGCGGCTTTTAAAAATACAAAGATTAAGTTCCTTGAAGATTTAAAAGTTCGTTATCCCGTTGGATACCACGGAGATGGTGAAGACATAAATGGCCTACTTGCCGACCTGACAGAGCTTCACGCCAAATTGTCTAACGAGGAGAATGCCGCATGAGTGTTAATAAAGTTATTTTAGTGGGGAATTTAGGAAAAGACCCCGAAGTTCGTTATGCCCAATCAGGGAAAAAAATTGCCAGTTTTTCGGTTGCTACTTCTGAAAAATGGAAAACAGGTGAACGAACCGAATGGCACAAGGTGGTCATCTTTAATGAGAAGATTATTGAGGTGGCTGAGAAATTCTTGAAGTCAGGCAGCAAGGTGTACGTTGAAGGCCAGCTTCAAACCCGCAAGTGGGATGATAAGTCAGGGAATACCCGATACACCACAGAGGTTGTTCTGTCGGCTTACAATTCCACCCTTCAAATGCTGGATAGCCGTTCTAACGCCTCACAAGACCCCGTTGTTACGTCTAATGCACCCAAGCCCCAAGCAGAGCCGCCAAGCGCACCAGTGGGCGAGCTAGACGATGAAATTCCTTTTTAGGCAAGTGAAATGGACATCGACAAAGCAAGCGATAACGCATTAGCCAAAGCAGTCAAAGCTGCCGAACTGGATGGGGCTGCGCGGATGCTGGAAAAGATGGAAAAGGTTTTGCTTTCCGAATTGGTTAATCAGTCTGGCGAAAGTTCTATTTCCAAGGCCGAACACTGGGCTAGACGTAATGAGAGGTTCAAGGCTCACATTGTCGAAATGGTAGAAGCCAGAACCGCCGCTAATGTTGCCAGGGCCGAATGGGAAGCAACCCAGATGCGGTTTGAGGCATGGCGAACAAAACAAGCAACCCACAGAGCAGAGATAAATTTACGATGATTGACACTAGAAGATATTCGCCGCTGGTCGATGAGCTTAAACAGATTATGAAGGAATCAGGCCGCACTAATTGTGAAATAGCAGAAAAGTCAGGCGTGTACCCTTGCACGATAAGCGCATGGTTTCACAGGCATAACCCGTCATTGCCAAACTTTGAATCCGTACTCAGGGAGCTTGGCTACTCATTAAAGATTGTAAAAGATGGTTAAGTATTGCCTTCAAGCAATAGGCTTGCTGGCCCTGCTAATTATACCCCTAATTTTATCTGATTTGATTGAAAGATTATGAGCGTGAGTCCGGGATGCTCTCTCCCATTAGCCCCGGCAGAGTCGGAAACGGCTCCGCGCTCACCTTAATTTATTTTAATTTTGGCAAACTTTTTCCTTGACGGTTATATGCTAACTAGGTTATATTATAACCATAGCAACAAGGAGAGAGAAAATGCATACAGTAGCCGCGCATACAGCAATTCGTTTAGCCCACCTCGCAATCGAGGTAAGTCAAATCCACAGGGGTCACGCCATTTCAGACGATCCCGTTAAAACGGTTAGTGAATTTCGTAAACTTCAGAAAAAATATAATCTACCAGTTTGTAATGACGCATACCTCGATTTGGTAGAGAAGCAAGCACTTGAAATTCTTGCCTCCCGGAAAATTACCGCAAAACGACTTTTTGGCAATTAAGAAAAATAGGAGAGAGAAAATGACAAACGCAATTACACCTAAAGAACAAAAAACACTTAATGCATTGGCGAAAGCACTCGAAGAAGATTGCTACTGCGCTGACACCTACATGATTAGCAATCATTCAGACCTTTCTGAGAAACAAATCGAGGGGTGCGTTAGCTCACTCTTAAAGAAGGGCGTAATTTGTGAGGTCGAACCCCACGCCTACGAAATTATCTAGCTCAATCCCCAATGAGCTAAACGCTCCCGTTGCCCCGGTCCGAAAGGATGGCGGGGCCTTCGGGGTGAGAGAAACAAAGGAGAGAGAAAATGAAAATCAAGATAGAGTTCACGGTCGATGTTGACCCAGAAGCATGGGAATTAAATTACGGAACGGGCCGCAATGAAATAAGAAATGACGTTAAAGGCTATGTTGAGAACATCGTATTAGACCAGCTTGATGTTGTTGGCGTTCTAGCCGAAGGGGGGAAGTGATGACTAAGCACACGCAAGGCGAATGGTGGGTTGATGAGTTCAATAGAGTTCGGTCATGTGACTCAGATGCTTTTATAGCGCATATGAGCGACGGCGATTTTCCAGATCACCGTGAGTACGATGAAGACACCCAAGCGGCAAATGCAAGATTAATTGCCGCCGCTCCAGATTTGCTCAAAGCACTCGAATTAGCAAAGCCGTTTATTCGTTGGGATTCAAATGAGGCTGACGAAGGCAACGATGTTTTAAACAAAGTGGATCAGGCTATTCAAACGGCAAGGGGGGAGTGATGCGCTGTGCATATTGT